AAGATGGTTACATTAAAGCTACAGAAACTATTACTGTTGCTGCTAATTCTAGCGGTGGTGCTGTAGAAACATCTGGTAGTTCTCTTCCATGTGTTGGAAAAGGAATAGTTTTAGCTCAAGCAGATGAAGCTACAAATATTACTGCTAAGGTTCAGTATACAATGGATTCTGGGCAAGATGTGACTGTTGGCGGAGTAGGTGCAGACCCTTCAGCCGCATTGTCTTCTAGTTCGCAAACTTGGTATGATGCCAAGGCAACTGAAGGTGATGCAGAAACTGGCCTTACAGCAGATGATACTCTTGAAGCATTTATTTTGCCTAAAAATGCAAAATATGTTAAAATTGTAATGATAGCTGCTAATGGTTACAGCGGAGGCTCTGAAGCTACCGAGCTTTGGCTTGATGGAACTAATTCTTCAATAGGATTTAGTATAGGTGGTATTGGCACCGACCCATCATAGTAAGTGGTAAAATAATCGTAAGGGGGCTTCGGTCCCCTTACATTAACTTTAATTAAGGAGAAAAATTATGGCTGCTGAAAAATTAGGTGGCAAATGGAGCACAAGTGCTAATTTAGCTGCAGGAGATGCAGCAATACTTGCTTATACAACAGGTACTGATTTATCAAATGTAGCTCTTGGAGTTACCAAAACAATGGGGCATTATTGTGTTTTTGATATGGATGGAGGTACAGATGCAGATTATACAGAACATTTTGATTTTCCTATTCTAGGTGATTTTATGATAATAGTAAATCCTACTGGAGTAAATTTAAGTGGTGGAGTTGCTGTTGATGTTTCTGTTCAAGGTTCTGCAGATGGAACTAATTATGTAGATTTACATACAGATATTTTAGATGGCGTAACTATAGACGATGCAATGGTTACTGCTGTATACGATGCAGATGCTAAGGGTATTATGCCTTACATGAGGTTAGAAATAACTACTACAGCTAACGCTCAGAATGAAGCTATATTATTACAAATTGACCCATTACATAAAGCAAAGTAATAAATGCCTACTAAAAAAGTAAAAAGAGTTGTATATTCGGGCAGTATTGGGAGTCCATTTAGTGGATTAAAGCCTGATACAAGACGAAAACTGAACTTAAAGAGGTAAGATATGGCTGCAACAATGGCTCAAAGAATACAAGACTTAATCGGTTTCGATTATGCTAGTAATAGTATTAATAGTGAGGATGAAGCATTAGAGACAGCATGTGCTGAAGTTATTGATTTAGCGCCTACTTCTTTATTATTAAAGTATGCAGTAGCTCCTGCTGATTTATATACAGATAATACAACTTATGCAGTAGAAGGTAAGAAAATTTTAAGAGTTATAAGATTTGATGCAAGTGGTGTAGCAAGAGTGTGTGAAAAAGTAGATATAGATACATATAAAGAAATAACTATTGGTACTGATAGTATTTATCTGCCTACAAAACATTCTCCTGTATGGACTGAAGACCCTGAAAGTGGGACAACACTATTAAATGTATTTCCAACTCCAACTGCTGCAGGAACAGATTTAGCAGAAGCTGCTAAAGTTTATTTTATAACTTATCCAGTAGGAGCATCTACAGATAGTCTTTCTGCTATAGATGGTATACCAAATGAATTAGAGCATGCTATAGCTTTACGAGCTTCTACTTATATTTTACAAACAATGATAAGTGATGCTGTGCAAGATGATGAAGATAACGAGATGCAAACTATGTTAAATAATCAGCTTCAATCTATACAAGCAATGTACCAAGCAGAAATGCAAAGATTAACAGGAGAAAAGGGAGAGCAAATTGGATAAGGAGAATAGATTATGGCTATAACCGCAGCCGATATGACGGTAACAATAACAGAAGCTGTAACTTTAAATGGTGCAGCTAGAGGTAATACAAATACTTTAACTATAAGCAATATTCATGAAGTGGTAGAGAGAACAGTAACAGTTCCAGCTTCAGAAGTAGAATTAATAGCTATGGGTACAGCAGTTTCATCTGGTACTTTTATTGAAGGTGATGTTAGATATATTAGAATAACAAATAAAGATGCAACTAATCACATAGTTTTAACTTTTAAAAGCGAAAATAACCACGAATTTGCAGTAAAGGTTGACAAAGGTCAATCATTTATTTATAATGGGGATTTATCAGGAGGTGTTGTAGATACAATGGATGCATCTGCAAGTGCTTTAACTGTAGCCCTAGAAGATTTAGTTAACATAACAGCTGTTGCTGATACCGCAGCTTGTGATGTAGAATTTATGGTAGCCTGCGTATAATGAATAGAATTGAATTTATAGAATTAGTTCAACAACATCATTCGCATATGGGTGAAACAGAGATACTAAAGTTAGTCAATAGAGCTTTAGATGACTTTACTGCAGAAACTGAAATATTAAGAAGATATGTTGATATAGGAGATACAGTTGCTGGACAAAGATATTATCCTAGCTATACTGTAGATGCAGCGTTAAATACTAATGCTATTAATGGTAACTCGGATATAATAAAAATATTTAATGTTTGGGTAGATGACGTTCTAATTCCTAGGTTAACAACAAAGAATGCAGCTATGCTTATTGATGATGATGAATTTCAAGTTCCTGACAATGCTTTAGCTAATCCTACCGCAACTAGCAATAAAAGATATTGGTATCCTATTGATAATTTAAATGGTGTTCAATTAGGATTAGTTGAAGAATCTTTAAGAGCTGTAACAAGAGATGATAAGGTTAGTAATTTTCAATCTATATCAGAAACAGGCTTGCAAATAAGATTGCATTATATCGCAAGATGTGTTCATTTAACAGCTTCTAGTACTAGTGGTACAACTTTTACCCCTCAAATACATTCAAGATTTCATTCTGCAATAGCATCAAAAGCTATAGCAGATGGGTATAAGGACCCTAGAAATATGAAGTTAGATGCTGCTCAATATTTTGACAGTGAATATGAAAGAGCTATTAAAAAAGCTAAAAAACAAGCAAGGAATAATCATACATCAACAGGGTTCGTCGCCCCTTGTGATTACTAAGGAGAAAGTCAATGGAAGAAAAGCTTATAGAACTTAAAAAACAACAAGAAATGGCTAAAGAGTTGTATTTAAAGTGTCAAGGAGCTATAGAGTTTATTGAACAAACAATTAAAGAGAAAAAAGATAGTGAATCAAAGCCCGAAGAAAAGAAAAAGTAAAACTATTTTAGAACATAGAGAACAAGTTTTAGTTACATTGGCTGAATTGCAAGCATATAGTAAAAGTATGCGTGATGATATTACAGAAGTAAAGCAACTTTTGATTACTCAAAATGGAAGGATTGGGAAAAACGAGAGAGCTATCTCAAAGATATTTGGTATAGGAACTACTTTTATGGGAGTTCTTTCAGGTTTAATAACATGGTTGTTTAATAAATAGGAGATACTGATGAAATTATTATTTAAAAGTATAGTAGCTTTATTGCCAGTAGGATGGAAAAAACAATTGATTACAGTTGTTTTAGAATGGGCAGTTAAATCTACTAAAACTAAACTAGATGATAAATTATGGGCAAAAATAAAAGACAAAATATAAAGTTTATTTTACCCGACGACTCTTCGCCACATATTGGTGAGCCTTTGCTTACTATTTGTGGCGATTTGGTATGTTCACCAGAAGGTAGAGACATGGTTAGAAAAATAGGTATTGTAGGCACAAAACACTTCAATAAAAGGCCACATAATTGTCCTTGCTGTCAAAGCGAAGCTGTTATGGGTATAGAAGTAATAGGAGCCTATCCAGGCTCTTTAATATGGCAATGTATGAAATGCGATGAAAGATACCTAAGATTTAATAAATGCGTTACAAACAAACTTCTAACTGTAGTTAAAGATACTTACACGGTCCCAGATGATTGGGGGTATTTACCTAAAGATGAATTTAACTAAGGATACATATGAAGAAAAAAGGTGTTGTAAGTCGTGCAATTGTCACACCAGACAAGCACTTCCCTGTAGCAGACTATAAAGCAATAGATGTAGTTTGCCAGGCAATTGAAATAGTAAAGCCTGATTTATATATAGATTTAGGCGATACAGGAGAATGGGAGCTATTTAGCAAACATTATTGGAAAGATAAAGAGCAACCTCCTTTAGAGCTATTGATACCTATGCTAGATAGAGAGGTAAAACTAGTTAATGAAGGAATGGATATCTTAGATAAGGTATTAGATAAGGTTAAATGCAAGAAAAGATACTTTATCCAAGGTAATCATGAACTATGGTTAGATAACTTTGTAGAAAAACATCCTTATCTTCCTAAGTATGAAACAAAAACAGCTTTACGAATAAAAGAAAGAGGCTATAAGTATTTACCTTATATTGAAGATAAGCCCTTAAAGATAGGCAAACTTCATTTTTGTCATGGTAAATATGCTCCTGTTCATCATGCTAAAAAGCATTTAGAAGCAGGTGGTGGTAGTGTAATATATGGTCACACTCATGACTTCCAAAGATTCACCTCAACAAAATGGGGAGGAACTATAAGTGCATGGAGTATGGGATGCTTAAAAGATATGACTGCAAAAGCAAATAAATGGCTAAGAGGTAGTCCTAATAACTGGAATCATGGATTTGCTATAGTTGATTGGTTTAAGAATGGTGACTTTAAAGTAGAGGTAGTAGAAATAACAAGCGGTAAAACTTCTTTATGGGGGAACTATTTAGAAGGTAAATAACAATGGGATTTAATGGAAGAACAACTACAGAAACAAGCAGAAGGATTATTGGGGTATATAGCATACTTTATACTTTCTGGTGTAGCACTTTTACTAGTAAAGTCTACAATAGAATCTCTAGTAGAGAGTATAAAAATCTTTTGGGGAAAAGACTTGAATACGGACGATGTAGTGATTTTGAATGGGAGGCCAGCCAGAGTTGTACGAGTGGGCATGTGGAAAACAATATTCTTTGCTTATGATATTGGAATTGCCAACGGAGAGCCGTATGTTAAGGGTGGTACAAAGATACAAATTCAGAACGATAAACTGAAAGACCAGATAATAGAAAAGCCATTGCAAATGTTAGATTTATCAAAATGGAGAGAAAAATGAAGATAAAAGGAATAAATATAGACAGATTAACACCTAGGCAACAAATTGCAATGCAAAGACATTCTGTTCATCATAGTCAAGAACATATAAAAATTATGTTAGAAGCTATGTTAAGAGGTAAAAGTTTTACAGAATCTCATAATATAGCAATGAAGCTTGTAGGTAAGTAAATGTTAGGATTAGGAAAAGCTGCTAAAAACTATATCGAAAGCTATTTAAAACAACAGCTAAGTATAAATCCTGAGCTTAGAAAAATTAGAATATTGGAAAATGAAATTAGAAGTATAAAGATAGATATAGCTAGAATGCGTAAAATTGCCCATTCTAAGCAGTATCTTGAAGAGACTGATGGTAAGTATTACCTAAAGGAAGAAAATGGCTAGACAACTTAAAGAAATAAAGAATTTTAATTCAGGGCTTATTACTAACGCTGATTCTAGGGATATTCCAGATGATTCAGCTTCTTTAGCTAGGAACATAGACCCTAATGCTCCTGGTGGTACTTTAGTAGGGTTTAGACAAGATAGATGGAAAGGTGATAGTACTAACTATGCTTTATATCAAATACCTACAGGAACTAGCCTAACTGCTGCTGCAACAAATCAGTCAAGTTATTTTGAAGTAGGAAGTATAAAAGGTTTTTATATTAATCAATACATAGCAGTTGGAGCATATGCTTATAGTGTAGCTAAAGTTCACAAAGCAACAAAAAGAGTATATGTAAACCAATTATACGGAGTATTTACTGGAGGTTCAGTAGCTCTTGCTGTTAAAACTGCAGTTTATTACATACCTTTGCCTACATATATTTTGCCCTACATGAAAGATGCAGGAGCAGTCTCAAGCGTAGAGAATCTTATTATATTTGATGAACAAGGCACTATAAATGGTGTACAACAATTTAATACAGAAGTAAGTGGGACTATAGGAGCAGGAATAAATATTACTACTAAAGGAGACAATGATTTTACTAACTTTCCATATAAAATGAATCATGCAGGCAAAGTACATATATCTCCAGGAGCTAATGGTAAAAGCTATTATATTGCTGCAGGTAAAACTTATAAAAGTAAATGGCTTGGAAAAATACCTAAAGCAAGTCTTTTGCATAGCCCAGGCTGGGTTCTTGAAGATAGTGAAGTATATTCACCTGATGTAGGAAGTGCAACAAATTCATATGATAAGATTATTACATATCAATTCCCAACAGCAACAGGCGGAAGCGATATTGTTATGCCTCGATTAAAAAGTGAAACAGGAGCTATTCATGTAGGTTTTATAAAAGGACATAGTTATTTATATGTAATAGATGGAGATTCTGGAAAAACTCATAAAACAATGCAGTTTCCATTTAGAATATATGGTATTGCAAAAGTAGTATCCTGTAAAACAGATTTAAGAGTTTGGGTATACTCTAGAAGTGCATCAAACTGGGGAAGTGGTTATGCAGTAGTTCCAGAAATAGAATTAAATGTTAAGCCTGGAAATATAAGTTGTTTTGAAATATTTGACTTAAATGGTTCAACAGATATAATAGACTTAAATCAAGATGATATTTATCCTCAAGGTGTTCCTGTAAACTTATGTCAAACTATTGAATGCGAATGGGGAATTGATAAAGATAGTGGCTACCCTTCTGCTCCATATTATGATTTTAATACAGAAGGAGCTGGAGATGGATTTACTGGTGACCCTATTATTTCAGATATACTAGAAACAGTTGATGCATCGGGAAATGGTAAGCTTTGGTTATTATCAAGTTGCGATACGAGTAAATATAATCAAAGTGAACTAGAGCATAAATATAAATGGTTTAGAACATCTCAATTTTTAGAAGGTTCTGATGCAACAAATGAATCTGCTGGTCAGAGTCAATTTAAATTACATAGACATTTATGGTGTAGCTTTAGCAATATAGATGGGGATACAGCCGATGTTTCTACGTCTACTGTATATTTTAATTGTAAATCAATGACATTGCCCTCTGTTACAGATAAAGGAGTTAGAAGAGAAAGTGGTTCTATACAGTCTAACCAAATTGGTTTTTATTTGCACAATAGAGACGTAGATGGAGCTAGTGACGAAAGCGAAACTGATATGTACTTTAAACTTATGAAAAGGTCAGTTCCTGAAGCAAGTACTACAACTTACACACAATCAGCAGGTCCTTTATTAGATGATTTAAAAGATTATACTAAATCTTATCAGATTGACGGTCAAACGGTAGGTACTCGAAAAAATTGGGTTGCTACTCATGGAGGAAGTTATTGGTATTTAGATGCTCAAGATTTTCAAACTGAAAGTGGCATTGATACTGCAAATGACCGTGTTACTTTAAAACAAATTTACGATATTACAGATGTTGAAATAACCAAAGGTGCACAAAGTGATGGAGAAATATCATCTGGAATGTTTACTAGTAAATTATTTATATCGTCAACTGCAGCTAATACTAATTCACGTTTGAAACTAAAAGCTGATACCGCATATTTTAATCCTTTGCCTTATAGTTTAGTTGATTTAAGCGATTTATATGATGGTGTAGACCATGTTGTAGGATGTTTGATTAAAGTATCAGACCAGTCAAATCCTGTGTTCTTAGAAGACATGTGGTTTTCGCATATTCAAAACAGTAGTGTTCAAGAATTTACAAAAGGTATTAGAGCTACTGGAATGAAAGGAAAAACTATTCTTTGGATTGCTAATGGCGGTAGAAACAACTATGGAGCTTTATATACAAGGCAAAATTCTTTTGGATATGATACTGATAATAATACTAGCGAGACCTCATTTGACGATTTAAATTTAAGTACTCTTTGTTATGACAACTCTGATGATGTTGTTAGAGTTATGAAAGTATTAGGAACTGATATACCAGATTCAGGAATACTATCTATAGCTAGAAACAAAACAACGCATGAATACAGTGGTAGTAATACATACAATGATAGTGGAATGCAAGCTAGTGGATTATTTGTTACATATAAACCTAATAGTGATACTTACAATAATCTTTCAGCTATAGGATTAAGTATTAGGTTAAATACAACTTTAGAACAAGGTGATACTATACCAACAAGCATTACGGATGCCGCAGGAAATACAAAAGAAATGATAACTACTGGAAGGGATGGATTAGCTGGTTATGCGAGAAATACTGCTTCTGTATCAGATGATGCTGTTCATGACAATCCAGGAGCAGATGATAATGTTCAAGTAAGCCCAATCAATACTTTAGCATTAAGTGAAACTGCAGCTGTGAGCACTTTTGGTGAGAGCAATCTTTTGCAAATATTATCACTAGAAGATAAATATGCTACTAATAATAACGGATTAGATGGGGGTGATGCAGTAGTAGATACAGATGTTGCTTTTCCAAATGGACCAGGTGTGCTTTCAGGTTTTGTAAACGATACTTTAATTAAATTATATTATTCAGATTTGGTTAGCATGGGAGGAACTAACGATAGATATTTACTAAATGTTTATAAAGAAAATTTTACTGAATCTACTGAAATTCCTGATGCTACTCCATTGTTTTTAAGAAGTGAAAATATGCAAAACCAAGCTTATCCTATACGTGCTATAAATCAAGAAGGACAAAATCAATTGCTTGATACAGAAAGTTTTAAATCAGGTCTTTTTACAAGAGTTCATAGAATTTTTACTCCAAATATTAAAAATATATCTAATCTTAATTTTAATGAAGCAAAAGATTTAATAATTGGAAATGTATGGGGAAGAGGTAAACCTAACAACTCTTCTGGAGCAGGAGCTGAATTAGGAAGGAATCTAAGTAAACATTTTTATTCAAACTATTATTTTAGCTTATTTAACAAAGGTGGCACTGAAAACATATACTACTCTTCATTACAAGATTTTACTTTAATTACATCTGCTAGTGATGCAAGTGTAAACGAACTTACTTTAACAGATACTCAAGTTCCAGGCTTTAGATTTAAGCTTGAACAAAACTCAGAATATAAAAAAGAAGTAGTATTAGAGTTTGAAACTGGAGATGATGCTGGTGGAGACGAAGGAGGTATAAGTTGGGGTTTTATGCAGGGTGTACCTAGAAACTTTAAAATTAACTATGAATACGATGGATATCAAAACTCTCCTATATCTGATTCAGTTTATCAATATATAAACACTACAGGAACTGCATCTAATAAAGTACATATAACTGTAAAAATACCTCAAGATATAAATAGACGAATATCTGCTGTAAATATATGGATGCAAGGTAATAATAGATTGGATAACAATTTATTTGAAATGGAATACACACATATTTATCATTTAGAGTTACAAAACTTTAAAGGTTGGGTTGAAGAAAAAATAAATGGTGATACATACTTTGTAAACAAATTGACTTGGGGGGAAAACAATATTGCTCAAGGCCAAACATTTAAAGATTATGCAGGCTTTGAAGAAAGCTATAGAAGCACAAATTTAGATTATGAAATATCTACAGTTGCTAATGGTTATTTATTTGCAGCAAACTGCAAAGGTCCTTTTATAGACGAAGGAGATAATGTCTTGGTTAGGTCTTTACAGGGCCAATACAGTATATTTGACTCTAATCCATTTAAAGGTAGTACCCTATCATTTGGGGATAGTATTAGAGCTTTAGCATATTTTCAAGGCAGTTTATATGTATTCTTGCTAAATGAAATACATAGAATAAATCCAGGTTTAATGGCTAGAGAAGACGTACTAGAAGGTTTTGGATGTAGCAATAAAGATGCTGTGGTAGTAACAGAATATGGTATGTTCTTTGCAGACCAAAACCATGTATATCATCATGATGGACAAACTGTTAAAATAATTAGTTATGCTGTAGAAAATGATGTAAATAATTCATTAGGCTATAGAAACATTGTTTATAATAATAACCTATTTAAGATGTATTTCTTTCCAAAATATAGCTGTATAGCAATAGTTTCAGGAGCTAGTACTACAGATGTATTAACTTATCACATATTAAAGAAAAGATGGGATTCAAGAAAACTACAGATTGCTGATGCTGATGGAGACCAAATAAGTCAATTGCTTCAAAACAATATTATGTTTAACTCTAAATCTACAGAAGAAGTTTTCTACTTTGTAAATCCTGCTGGCAAAGGTGACTTTGCTACTACACAGTCATCTAAAGTGGCTCAAATGAGCTCAGATTCTGAGCAATATGCAGCTTACAGATGGCATTCAAAAGACTTTACAATGGGTCAAGATAATGTAGACAAACGATTCTTAAAGTTAAAAATACAAGCTAGTGGCACACTACCCGATACTCCTGTTGTTAAAATAGATGGTCTTGTTGCTACACTTGTTTCTACTGGAACTAACGAGTGGAAAATAAATGCAAATGCATCTACAGGAGCTGTTGTAAAAGGTAAAAAGATAAAAGTTGAAATGGGAACCTCTGCTCAAGGTGGTGAACATAATCAAAATACAATAATCTATTCTATAGGTATAATATATAGAACTTTAAAGATTAAATAATGAGCGGTATAAAGCTATCTCCTCCAGTTATTTTAGACTCTAATACAAATAGAGCAATAAAAGAAATTTATAGCACATTAAATAAACTTCTTTTGTCATTAGATGAAGATTCTTATACATATAAAAATAACGTCTTAAATGGCTCTGTAAGGGCAGTTTATGATGCAAATATACGTCAGTATAAGATACAAGGAAAAACTAGCCATGGATGGGCTTCTATAGCTGCACAACCAGATGGGAATACTAATAATAGTAGGCTTTTTGATATAAGAGAAGATGGAACTAGTATTTTTAAGAATACTATGTCTATTTTAGGAATAAGTTCACCATCGGCAACAACTATAGGAGAATTACAGTTAAGCTCTAATAAAATAGAAGTTACACAAAGTGATTTAAATATAGATGTAGCAGGAGATATAACCCTTGATGCTGACGGTGCTCAAGTTTATTTTAAAGACAATGGAGTCTTGTCTGCAACAATCAATACTACTAATGGTAAAATAACACAATACGGTACGGCAGGAAGTACATCTGATTATGGAGAAATATCTACTAGTACTAATGGAGCTATGACTCTTACAACTGTTGATGCAGGAGGTACTGAAGCAGATTTAACATTCCAAGCTGATGGAGATATAAAATTAAATTCAGCAGTAAACCATAAGACTGAAATAACTTCTAGTTGCAAGCTAATTTCTACAGGTACTAACATAGGTTTATCATTAGATTATGACCATACTGGAATATCTGCTTCTGGGCAAATTGTTTCTAATAAAGCGTTTGATATTGCATTAAACTCTGATAGTCCTACGCATGTTGGCTTGGTTGTTAATTATGGGTTGTATAATACAATAACAGGAGGTACTTCTGGAACACAGACTAATTACGGCCTTTTTCAAACAGTAACAGGTGCAGATACAAATGTAGGAATAGCTTCAATTGTAGATGATGGTGGCTTTGATTTAATGTGTTTTAGTAGTGCAGATAATGGAGATTATTTTTCTATAGCTACTACTACTCATGGTGCAACTACTTTAGCTACAGTAGATGATGATGCTGCACAGGCTAGTTTAACTTTAGATGCTGATGGAATAATTAATATAGATGCAAATGCTAATAAAGGTATAGTATTTAAAAAAGATGGTGCAGAATTTGCAAGACTAAATGGTGCTTCAAGTACATCAAGGTTTACTATATTTGAAAATATAGGTGCTTCAGAAGATGATTATTTTAGAATTGATGTAGAGGCTGCTGGAGTAACAACTATATCAACTGTAGATGCAGCAGCAAGTGCAGCTAATTTAACTTTAGACATTGATGGTGATATAACTTTAGATGCAGGTACAGCAGCTGGAAGAATTTTTTTTAAAAATGCAGGAGATGACTTTGCAAGAATATCTGCTAAAAGTAATTTATCTACCCTTACATTATATGAAGCAGGTGGTGCTTCTACAAGTGATTGGTTTTTAATTCAAACAGATACAGCAGGAGAAACACTAATAAGAACTAATGATAATGCAGGAGCAGATGCTCATTTAAATATTGAGGTTGATGGTCATGTAGAATTTGATGGGTGTGGTGTAGGTTTTGACCTTGTAACACCAACTTATGATGCAACTGATACTAATGTAGATTTTAGAACAGGAAACAAACAATTTGTTACTTTTGGCTCAGGGAATATTACTGATTTAAATCTTATATTACCAGCTACTTCAGGAAATTTTGTTGTATTGTTAAAACAAGATGGAACAGGAAGCAGAACTGTTACTAATTATAAAGCAGGATTAGCAGGTGGTACATCAGCTGCAGTTAAATTCCCAGGTGGTAGTAATCCAACATTAACAACAGATGCTAACCATGTAGATATTCTTTCATTTTTTTGGGATGCAGATAATGAAATATGCTATGGTGTAGCAACATTGGACTTTCAATTTTAATGGCTTTTGTAGATGAAATATTAACATTTGAAGATACAAAAATAATTACTGAATTTGGTGATGAAGTTATGATGTCATGGGAATCAGAAATAATGCAAAAATGTGCAGAGTTTATTTGTCATAATAGTGGAGATGTTTTAGAAATAGGATTTGGCATGGGTATATGTTCTGATTACATACAATCACAAGGTGTAAATTCACACACTATAATAGAAATACATCCACAAATTATAGAAAGACTAAATGCTTGGGCATCAAATAAATCTAATGTTACTGTTATTGAAGGTGATTGGAATAGTGTTAGTGGGCTATCAACTTACGATGGTATTTTTATTGATACTTATGGAGATGATAGTTGGGCTAACTTTAAAGACTTTGCATTAGCTAAAGCTAAATCAGGTGCAAAAATAACTTATTGGAATAACTTTACTGACAATAGAAATGAGCATAATTTTGATTCTGTTACCTTTGAAAATATATCTGTAACACCTGATGCAAATCAATATTTTAATAATAGTGTTTATAATATGCCAAAGGTAGAATTATAATGCCAACTATAACATCGCATACAGATGATGGGTATATTTATAAAATTTATAGTGGTAGTTGGTCAACAGCACGAGATGCGGCATCAGGTACGTATCAAGGAGGACTTTCAGGTAGTTCTTTATCTGTACAAGCAAGTGTAGCTACAGCAAGAGGTGGGGGAACTAGCTACAGAATTTATAGAAGTTTTTTTAAGTTTGACACATCAGGAGTAACATCTACTGTAGCAAGTGCTACTTTAAAAATTACAGGAAATAGTACAACTACAGCTGATGTTATTGCTTTAAAATGTCCGCATGATTTTGGATTTGCAAATGCAGATTTTGATAATATAACAGGTTGGACTACGGGAAGCTCTAATGGTAGTGGTGGAGGAGACAATGAGAGTAATGTTACTAAATATTCAGATGAAATAATTTTTTGGCATACTAGTATAAATAGCATAACATTAACATCTGCAGCTTTAGCAGATATGGTAAGTCAAGATACTTTTGTTGTAGCTTTAATAGAGTTTGACCACGATTTAAAAGATATTACGCCAACAGGAAGTAACGCCGCTGGTGTTAGGTTTGCAGAAATCGGAACAGCTATTTATAGACCTACTTTAGATTACACATTAGCACCAACAGTATCAGATAATGCAGTTTTTTTTGGAACAAATTTTTAAAATGTTTTGTATAGTCATAAATATACAGTATATTACCTTGGAAATTTAGGATAAATATGGGATTCTTCGACAAAATAAAAAAACTTAGATTAAGAGATATAGGAACTGGTAAAAACCTTAAAAGAATAGGTCAAGGTATTAAACAGTTAAAGTTTGGCGAAGGTCTTGGATTACTAGGACTAGGTTTAGGTGGCTTAGGATTAGCAGGAGCTGGTCCATTAGGTGGTGCATTAGGTGGTTTGGGTAAAGGTTTAGGCAGTATGGCTGGCAATATGTTTCAAGACATGGCTAAAAAACAAGCTAAAGGATTACTAGCTCAAGCTTTAAGAGGAGGACAATCTCCTCAACAAATGCCTAATACGATGCAACCTATGGGAATAAATCCAATGTTAATGCAAGCTATGCAAACACAAAATATGATGCAAGCACCACAACAGATGCCTGTACAACAACAAATGCCTATGCCAATGATACAACCAAACTATATGCAACAACAAGCTGGTGGATATGGTGGTGGATGGCAAGGAATAGGATAAGGAGAATTTAATGAGTATTTTACAAAATATAGGGGACTTTATTGGAGGCGGTATATCAGGGCTTGGTAGTCTAATAACAGGCCAAGGAAATTCTCCACAGCCTTATTTAGCGCCAGGGGGTAATCCTTTACCAGTTGGTGTAGCAGCGCCACAAACAACTTCAGGAAATAATTTTCTAAGTTCTTTTGGTACAGGAGCTCAAAGTTTATTAGGCCTTGGCATGATGGGTTATGGCGCTAGTCAAATGGCAAATCCGTCTATAAATCAAGGATATTTATCTTCATTAAATGCTAGCCTAGCTCCATTACAAGCATCTGCAGATAAAATGGGTCAGCTAGCTAGTAGTTACGAAGACCCTAATAGTGCTTTAAATCAACAAATGAGAAACCAACTTAGAGCTCAAAACTTAGATGCTTTTACAGATATAGCTCAAAGACAAAGAAGTATGGCTACTGGAGAGTACGGAACATATGCTGATAAAGCTATAGACCAATCTATGTTAGGAGATGCAATCTCTGGTGCATTGCAAGCACAGAGTGCACAAACTGGTCAAAATATGCAACAAGCTGCTCAATTGTATAGGCAAAAAGCTTTATTAGACCAAGCATTAAGCCAATCAATGTTAGGCAACCGAATGATGGCTCAACAACAAGCACAGTTTATGCCTCAGTATGTATCTCAAACAGGCGCTGCTTTATTGCAGAATGCTTTAATGTCAGGATTAAATTAAGATGGTACAAGGAATACCAACATTGTATGATATAAACATTCCTGGAATAAGGAAGCTATATCAAAATCAACGAAGTCTTTTAGATTTTATCAATTTCAATAAACCCTCTAAAAGCCTTGAAGAATCTTTTGAAGAATATGATGTAGATGAATACAGTGAAAATATAAATAAATGGAAAAATATTTTAAATAATAGTTTTACAGAAAACAATTTTATGAGCGCTGATTCTAGTAATGTAGTACCAAATAATATTAATCTTGATGATAGTTATGATGAAGATATAGAAGCTTTAATGAATCGTAATTATAATTATAGTGATAGAAAAAAAATATTTGCAGAAGCTTTACAAAATCAAAATCAAATAGGGTTTTAAACCTTTATATAAAGTAACAAGGAGAAATAAATGGCAGTACAAGGAATATCAACGCTAGCAGATTTAAATATACCAGGTATAAAACAAGCTTATAGGCAACAAGAAGAAAGAGATTTTCTTGAAGATTTTCAATTAAACTTACAAAAAGATATGATGGGAAGAGGAAGTAAGTTGTTTTACACAGATGGTAAATTATCCTTTACACCAGGTGCTGGACCTATTACTAAAGAAGGTTTATGGAATAGATATATTCAAAAGGCTTCTGAAAAAAATATGAGGCCTGATTTAAATTATTATACGCAGTATATTGAACCTATGTTGCAAGGTCAAAATATACAATCTATACCTGACCAATTACAATCAGTAAAAGCTCTAGGAGCAACAGATAAAGATATTCGTGATTTTGCTAAAAATAATCCTGCATTTTCTTCATATTTAACTAGTTATGCTATGGAAGACCCATTAAATGCAACAACAATAGCTCCTTATATAACAGAACAAAAGGGAATTTTAGATTGGCTTAGTAAGCCTGGCTCTGCATTACAAGCTGGAGCTGGTATAGCAGGTACTGCTGGTGCTTTAACTGCTTTAAACCCTATGTTAAAAAATATTCCTGGAGTAAGAACTGCAATTCCATTTTTAGCACCTATGGTAGCTTCACCGCTTGCAAAAGCATTAGGAGCTACAGATACAGAAGCAGATGTTGCTCAAGGAATAGCATTAGGAGGTGCTGGAGCTTATATGGGAAGTCAGGCTAAAAAAGGTTATAATAAGTTAACCTTAGCTACTGAAGCTTCAGAAGGTACATTAAACCAATTAAGAGCACGAGCTAAAAAATTAGGAATAGAAAAAACTTCAAAAATGACAAAATCAGTTATTCAAAAAGAAATAGCTGATAAAGTTTTGGAGCAAGGAGTTAAAAAAACTTCTTCTCAGTTAGGAAAGACAGCTTTAAAAAAGGTTGGAACTAAAGCTTTAGGAAGACTTGGAGCTAGTGCTTTGGGAGGACCTGTTGGATGGGCTGTTGGAGCAGGACTTACTGCTTGGGATTTATATCAGCTTATGAATGCTTTATACTCCGAGTAATATTTTAAATGCAAATTAACCCAACTCAAACTGTCGCTGGCATAGAAAATCAGGTAAACGCTGAAGCAACACAACAATTTATACCTCAATTTAACAAATTACAAACCCGTAGTTTAGCAAATGCTTATAAAGCAAATCCTAATTTATATTCTCAACAACAAGTAGAGAGTATTAAAATGCATTCTCAGTATCATCAAGTGCCTTTTTATGAAGGCGATTTTAGTTTTGGTGAAGCTATTATGCAGTTTGGTAAAGGATTTGCAAGTGGGTTTACTACACTAGAAACAGGTGACCATCCAGATAATGAATATGAAAATATAGCAAGAAGTTTAGGGCATTTAGCAGGATTTGCTCCTGGAATAATGGCTACACCTTTAAAAGCTTTTGGTTTAACTGGGTTAGCCTCTAAAGTAGCAAAAGTTAAATCTGTTCCATTATATCTATCAGAAAAAATTACTAAAAGAGCATCAAAAGTAGTAGGTCCTGCTTTAGATACCGCAGCTAAAGGTAGGGCTGGAGCAACACAAGTAGCTGCTGATTTTCTAACTAAAGGACCTGTTAAACATATCTCTGAAGGTGCATTTAATCTTGGTGTTGCTAGCGGTATATCTGCCTGGCAAGGAGGAGTAGATGCTGTAATGCATAGCGCTTTTCATGGTGCTATATTTGGTGGAGTATTTAGAGGTTTAGGTAATGTAATAAACACAGGAGATGTTAAAGCAGATAAAGTAGCAAGAGCTATTGCTGGTTCTGTATTCCAAGGATTACCAGCTACAATGAGAGGTGCTACTAGTGCAGAACAAGTCTACGAATATTTATTAGGTGCTTATTTTGGTGGAAACGAAAGACCTTGGTATAAACAGCGTTCAGCTGAGTTTATGAAATCTTTTCAAAAAGAACTACCTAATAATGCTGAATTAGAATACACATTACGCCCAGAATTAATGGGTAAAAAGTGGTCAAATTTAGAACCTGAAGTTAAGACACAAGTTGAAAAAGATATCTTTAAAACATTTGGCTCTACAGAACAAAGAGCTGAGAGAGCTTACGATTTAATAGAAGCATTAGAAGCTTACGGTTATAAGTTAAAAGATAAAATTACTGGTGAAGTTACTCCTGAGTCTTTTAAAAAGCTTAAAGAAATAGAAACAGAAGTATTAACTCGCAAAAAAGAACAAAAAACAGAAGTTACAGAAGAAGGTGTAAAAGTAGAACCTGCAGTAGATAGGATTACTGAAAAATTAAAACAAATTGATATTGATATTGCAGAAAACCAAAAGAAGCTATCTACTTTACAAAAACAATTTGATAAAGAAGAGCGCATATTAAAAGAAACAGGTGAAGAAACAATTGGATATACTTATGCTTCAGACCAAATAGCAAAATTAACAAATCAAGCTATTACTAATAATAAAATACGAGAAGAAATAATTGCCGCTACAAAAGGCATTAAGTTAAATAAAGTAAGCAAAGAAACTGAAGTAGAAGATAGTAATGATATAGATGTAGGCATGAGTACTTCTGAGCCTATAGTTGGACATAGAGCATTGCAATTTGCTGAAAAGTATTTATCTAAATCTTGGAAGCTTGATGATTTGCCATATTCTTTACAAGCTGATTTAAAAACAGTAATAAGTAAAGAACTTTCAGGTATATTAAGCAAGTATATTAAGCCAGGTAAAACAGTTGAAACAGAGAAATTAGCTGAAGAGCTTCAAAAACGCTTTAAAACGCCATTAAATGAAGAAGCAAGGGGTAACCTTAGGCAATGGATAACACGAGCAAATAAAGGCATTCAGACTAATTTTGTAAGAATTAATTATGTTCCTAAAACTTATGACCCAGAATCAGGAACTACTACTCCAGCTAAAGCGTTTGTTCAAAGTATGGATGTTAGTAGGCCTATGACTGTTAGTGGTGTAAGAAAGAAAAATGTGGAACCTATTAAAATTATTGAAGAAGTATTTTTAAAAGAAGGAGGTTCTCCAGATAAAGAATTAGGACAACTTGTTTTTGTAGACCATATAAGCACTAAATCTAAAACAGGTCAATTTAAAGATATGAAATTATCAGACCTAAGAAGAGATAATATGGATGCATATAATATGGTTATGCAAAATATTGTAGAGTTTATGAAAAAGAAAAACTTTTATTTGTTTGGTGGTAGAGGTGATGCTGATAAACTTATCTTTGTTAAACATCATCCTATGGTAAATAAAGCTTCTAAATTACAACCTACCCTAAGGTCTTTATTAAGTAGTAAAAGAGAACTTTATAGAGAAGCAAAAGAAGAGTTTAAAAAACAATATCCTAAGTTGAAAAATGCAGGCAAAGAATTTGATAAAGGATTTTTATCTAATGTGTTATACGATATGGGTATGAATGGCTTTACTTACACAGGTTCTAATCTAAGAAAACTGTGGAGTAAAGGATATCTTGATAATGCACTAGCATATAATAAAAGATTGCAAATATTATTTACCCCTTCATGGAGTGGAAGTCAAAAGTTTGCTAATGCACAACTTGCTAGTGATAAAATTTTTACACAACCTTTAAAAAATTCTAAAGGTAAAGATATAAAAGGCACAGAAAATACATTTAAGTATATAGTTATTAAAGATATTGATGATTTAGCTCCTCATGGAGAAAAACTACTAGAATTTGAAGCAAAACTTTATAATGAGATAGTTGATGGTGCTATCATAGGTACTAATAAAGCTATAGACTATAATAATAAAGATGCAGGCCATGTATCATCAGGTCAAAATAAAGCATTTATAGTATCTCCAGATGCTAATTTAGGAGCTTTATATGGCAAATTTATGTTTCACAAGGCAGGAGATAAATTAAGTAATTTTATGGAAAAGAATGGTATTCATTATATTATTCATGAATCTTCTGCTAAACAAATAGGTGGAAGGAAAATTGGTAGTTATACGTTAAATAAAAAAGAATTATCTCTTAATTCACCTGTTTATTCTTTAAACCCTTCTCATATAAAATATAATTATAGTGTAAAAAATAACAACAATATGGTTAAACATTTAGCTAGAATACCCAAACAAATGTTTAGTGCTTTATCTTCAAGGACAGCATATAAACCTATACCAAATGAAATAATAGAAGATGTATTTAGTGAAACAATATATAAATCTTATATAGGCGAAAAGAAATGGAATGATGCCTTAACAGATTATATGGCTAATCCTACTACAAGTAAGGAAGCTAAACTTTTAAATAATATAGAAAAAATTGGAATTAACAAGTTACTTGAAGTTGTAAACTCTAGCGAAGGAAGTTCTTTTGCAGATGCAGCTTATCAAAGATTATTAAAATTAAATAAAGAAATAGCTGTATCAGAAGCTAAAGAAAATGGAACTAAAGAAGATGATTTATCAGAATATATGCAAGAAATAGATGATTTTAATACAATAACTGATAGATTGATAGATGTAGGTGTTAGTATAGCTAAGAAAAAAGATGTACAAACTTCTCCTATTTATGCACACAAATGGATTAGGCCTTTTAGAGTTGCTGTTATGAAAAATTATATACTAAGCCATATTGCTAAACCTAAAGCAGGTAATTCTGCTGCAGCTAGAATGAGACCTTATGATAAAGCTTTAATGATAGATTTAGATAATGTTAATCCTAATTTAGTTTTACTGCAAAAAAGAGATGATATTTTCTTTTTAGACAATAGATATAAAAAAATGCCTTTAGAAACTCACTTGGAGGTAAAAGGAGAAGACGGTAAGCCAATAAAAACTTTAGGCGAACTTTGGAATTATGCTAAAGACCCTTCTAAAAGAAAAGGATTAGAAAAAGAATTACAGGAAATATTTAGAGCTATGCTTATAAGGGTTCCTATGGACTCAGTTTCAGGTGCTCAAATACTAGAATTTGGAGGTTTTACTGGTAGAGATGGTCATGGAGTACTTGTTCATCCTAGAGCTATGAGAGCTATGGGTGGAGCTGACCTTGATGGTGATGAAGCATTTATTTATTTTGGTGGTAAAGATGCCGCTGGAAATGGTAAGGGAATGAAAAAGTCTTGGAAAGATGCTTTTGCTGCTAATAAAGAAGAATATGTTCAGTATGTTAGCAAAAACAAGATAAATGGAGAGTACAAGTATTTAACAAGAGAAGAATATGACAATTTAGGAATGCCTAAAACTAAAATAGCAGATACAGGTATATCTGTTATGAGAGGTTCTAAATACGGAAATCCATTTGTAATTCCAGAAGTGTATGATAATAGTCCTTCTTATTATAAAAGGCAAGGATTTATTAGAGCGGAAAGTATACCAGATGCTATAAATAGATATGAAGCTTGGTTAAGAGGAACTGGTGATGTTGGTTTTCTACCTACTAAAAGAGACGCTATTTTAAAAGATTTAAAATCTGGAAAGTTACAAGGAAAGACTTTAAAATATACTGTTAAACGAAAAGGTGTTCGTGCTAAAGATAATCATGCCGAGAGATTAGTAAAATTAATAGATGAGATGGCTCCAAAACGTAAAGCATCTAAAGAGCAGGATAAATATGCTAAATATATTCCTGATAATAAAAAAGGTATGGTAAATAGACCTGATGGCTTACATGCTAATATGACTATGGAAGATTTATTAACTCTTGGTCAAGAAAGTTATGCTAAAAAAGCAGCTAAAGAACAAGTATGGATGTATGCTCCTTCAGTAAGAAGAACAATTTCAGAAAGAGTTGTGGATGCTCGTTCTCAACTAGGTGGTATTGTAGGTATGACCCAAACAATGAAAGGCGCACATGACCTTATATCTTCTGGTAAAAAAGGAGTAGATACATTTAAATTTATTGACTACAATCAAAAAGATAATCCTGAATATACTATTACTATAAAAGCTAGAAATGAAAAAGAATGGCTTGATTATGCTAGACGGTTATCTGCATCCATGACTGCTTTTGGTTCAGACCCTATGGATACAGGTGGTTTAAAAAAATATAATGACTATTTTAAAGAATTGCATAGCAGTTATTTTGCTATAGATAAAGTAACTGATTCAAAGGGCAAAGTTGTAGCTAAAAATGCAGACCAATTTTACAAATTATTTAAGGCTGATAAAAATCAATCTGACCCTATATGGAAATTAAGAGGGGGTCTTGTAAAGAATTATATGGAAATGAACTCTGCACTTTATGGTAAAAACTATAAAGAAGGAAAAATGTGGCAAGAGTCTGAAATAAGAAGTAAAATAGATTTTATTAAAGATTATGCTGATTCAGATATACATAATATACAAGGTAAACAAGCTAAATTACTTAAAGCTACAGGTAAATGGAGCGATAACATATTAAACAAAATAGACCTTGATAAGCTAACTGAACTTTATTCTAAAATGAATGTTATAAACAAAGAAAATAATTGGCTAGCTGATGTTATGGGTAGAGCGACATTTACTATTCCGCAAAATATCTATGTTAAAAAAGCATTAGATAAAACTTATAAAGCATATATAGAAGGTAAAGAATATGATTATAAAAATGAAAGATGGGTAGGGAGAGAAGCTATAGCTAATGATGCTGTTAAATTTAATGCTTTTATGAAAGGATTAGGTTATAAAAGACATAAAGACGATACTCCTGAACAATTTAATAAGGATTTAGCAGAAGGTAAAATTTCTGTAAAAGAAAAGAAAGAAATATTAGATGAAATTATAGTAAGAGCAGAAGATTTTATACTAACAAATGATATGCATGATATGGTTAGCTTAGACCTTATTACTAGCTATATAAATAAAAACAAAGGAATATTTACTAACGATGTTATAAAGCGTATTCATAAAGCAGCTGACGAAATTAAAAACAACAGTTATTTAATGGCAAAAGAAAGGCTTGACTTAGAAAGACATTATTCTAAAGAAGAAGCTGCAAGCAAAGATGTAGAAATAGCTGAATTAGGTGAAGCTGTTAGTGAATTGCAAAAAGAAGCAGGGGCTAAACCTGTAGAAGGTGAAATTTCTGCTAAAATGGACCAACTTGCTACTGATAATGCAATATCAAATTATAAAAAAACATTAAAAACTGCACAAGAAAGACGGTTATTTGACTACTTTTTATTAGGTTCTTATAATAGACAAGAAAAATCTAAAGAAATAGCTATAAAAAATAATAATCTAAAACATTGGTATAGTAATGCTGGAGCTAACACTAGCATGACTAAATTAGGATTTGCATCTGATGCAGTTGCAAGAGGTTCTATAGCGCAATTTTTAAGAAAATATTCAGAGTTAACATCAAGTGCTTTTAAAGAAACTAAAAAAGTAATTGACGATAGAATAGAAACTGCTAAGACCTTAGATAAAAAAACTATTGAGTTTGAAGGCAAAGAAGTCCCATTAATTGAAGACAATTTAGTAGAAATTGAACAATATGAAGGAGCTGTTAAAGGCAAACTTCCAAAAGAAGATATAAAAGTTATACATGAATTAGCTGAAAACTTACACTATTATCATAATAAAGAAGGTATTAATCTAAACGAAATCACTCGTTATTACTTTAAAAAGAATTTAGTTGAAATGAATAAACAAGATTATATAGCTATGAATAATCTGTTTAAAGACTTTAGAAGTGGTAGTTTGTGGCAAAAACTATTTGCTGAAGATGCTCCTGATATGAAAGGAAGATATTGGATGTTATTTCCTAAATCTATAACTAGAGAAATGATGAAGTATGATATTTTATGGTTAAAAGAAGAAGGTTATTTTAAAGAAAAAGGCGAATTAAAAAAAGGGACTGTTAGAAAACCTACATGGTGGCTAGATACTATACAAGATTGGATAGGTAAAATGGGAGAAAAGTCTACTGAATTAGGAGAAAGCCTAACAAATAAAATAAATGCAGAGCTATCTTTTTATGTTGAAAATGTAACTGGTGGAGAATTGCTTAGAAAATATGCTGTCAGAAAAATGCAAAGACCTTTAAGATATAAAGTTTTAGGTCAAAATAAACATAAATCTAGACCAGAAAGAGTTGCTAAATCTTCTCAATATGAAAGAGATTATCAAGAAATATTAAAAGATAAGGATTTGCAATTAGCTTTAAGTAAAACTTATTCTATCACTTCACCTGAAGGAGTTAGAGAAAAACTTACAGGTGAACAAATAGCAGATAGAATTATAGATGTTTATGCTAAATCTAATGAAAAAGTTTTTGAAGTTATTGCGGGTAAGCCTGAAGCCTTAAAAAAATATGAAACAGGTGAAACTTATGATTTAGAAGGCCTTGAGCCTAAAATAAAATGGCAAGAATTTATTTCTGATATGACAAAATTATATAAACAAGGAAAGCCTATACCTACTGATTTTGGTATTGATGGATTAAGACAAGTAGCTAGGTCTATGATGATTGATTTATTACCTAGAAACCCTAAAACAAATAAAATACTACCTCAATATAAAGTTGTTATGGATAAATTGGCTAAAACTACGCTTAGAAAGACTGACCCTATGGAGTTTAATACATATTTTCCTCATATGTTTCACAGTAGAAAAGAAGCATTTAAAGCTATGGAAAGACAGCTTGAAGCTATTTCTAAAGATGGAACCTTAAATAAAACTGATAAAAAAGAAGAAATGAAAAAACTTATGTATAGAACTCATAATTTAACAGGAGATTGGCTTGAGCCTGGACAAGAAATATTTGATGCCTATGATAGAGCTGCTCAAGAAATATTAGAACAGAAAAAAATAAGCCAAGAATCTATAAAATGGTGGGATGCTAATCAAAAATTAGGTAATGCTATGTCTCGTGAAGTGCATATGCCTGGATATTCTATAGAGCATCCATCTTATGAAGTTTACCTTAGAAATGTTTCTAATACATATTTTAATCAAATGAATCAGATATTTACCAGAAGCATTATACAGCAGTTTAATAAAAGAGCTGTAAAAAAAGGCTGGCATAAAGAAAAGTTTGGAGATGGCAGTAAATTTACTTTATTACAAAAATGGGAAAACTTTTTAAAGCTATACGCTCAGGATGCTATGGGTAATCCTTCTATTATACCTGAAAGAATATATGAAGACCCAGGAATGAAATTAAAAGGTACACCTTATTATTGGTGGGCTGATAATAGAGTTAAGAAAAAACTTGAAACTATTAAAGATAAATTGATACAAGATAAGACAAAATATCCTAATTTAAATAAATTAATGAAAGAAGTTCCGTACCAAATGCTTACAAGAATATCAAATATGGAGGCTAAATTTGAATTAGCATCTTTACTTGCACATCCTAAATCAGCTGTGGGTAACGTATTTGGTGGTAGTTTGCATACAATTCAAAGTGCTGGGTTAAATAATTGGAAGCAAGGAATGGATTTAAACTATTTAAAAAGAATAGACCCTGAAATTTTTAAGACTAAAGATGATATAAACAGATTTATCGTTAAACATGGTGTTGTTCCTGATTTTATGCGACATGAATGGGGTATTAACCCTGAAGTAAGAGCTCAAGGTAAACAAGAATTTATGAACGATGTTATAAAAAATATGACATCTGAAGGAAAAATAGGAAGAAGAGAATTAGCTGATTTAATGGATAAACACAAACTAAGTAAATCACTAATGCAAGTAGCTTCTCAATTTATGTCTAAACCAGAAATGATGCTTAGAAGACATGCTTTTATGGCTCATTATGTACAAGCTTGGAAAAGATTTGATGGAGCTATAGAGAATGTAGACCATCCATTTTTAATTGAACAAGCTAAAAAAGGTGTTCAGGCTACACAGTTTTTATACTCTGCACCTTATAGACCAGCATTTGCAAGAACAGCATTAGGTAAAATAATGACTCGTTTTCAATTATGGCAATGGAATGCTGTTAGATTTAGAAACGATGTTAGAAGAGAAGCTAAAATATTTGGCTTAAAAGAGGGTACTCCAGCATTTGAAAAGTTTAAAAGAACATTGCAGCTTGATTTATTAGTATTTGCTCTTGGTAATGTATTTATGTATTCAATATTTGAAACAGCTTTACCAGCTCCTTGGAGTTGGATACAAGATACAGCAGATTGGATATTTGGAAATGATAAAGAAAGAGATAGAGCTTTTATGGGAACATGGCCTAAGAGTGTAGCTCCATTACAAGTAATTACTCCACCTATATTTAGATTACCTTTAGCAGGAATAGATTCTTTTATAGCTGATGATTGGAATAGATTTGCTAATTATCATATATATACAATGGCTCCATTTGGTAGGATTATAAAAGACTTTTCCCCTTGGGCTAAAAACAATTTAATAGAAAACCCCATGATGCTTATAGATAAATTCTCAGGATTTCCTATGTATGGTATAAGTAGAATGGCTAAAGATGTCAGAAAAGAAGGCGTATACCAGCCTTAATTTCACCATTATTTACCTATTTATTTTTATTATTAGAGTTAGAATCAGCTAAATCTTTAGACTTAGCATCTTCTTTTTCTTGCTCTTTTATCTTATCTTCTAAGAACTTTTCAAACTCAACTCTTTCATTTTTAAACTCAGCATAGAACATAATTATATTCTCTAATCCACCTAAATTACCTTTTAATCTTCCAAGTTCTTGAAATAGAAAGTTTAATCCGTTTCCCATTTCTCCTATTTGTCTTTGAAAATCTTTTTTACTTGGTTTGCTTGGCTTTGATTTCATTTTGTATCACCTATACTTAATGTTTTTACTTTGCGACCTTTTTTATATATCTCTATTTTTTTTAAATAACCGTCTTCATCAAAGTGTTTCCATTTTCCATCTTTAAATTTATTTATCTTTATTCCTGTTGCTTTTAGCTCTCCATTAGTATGATACTTTCTTACTCTAATAGAGTCTCCATAATCTGTATTTATTGCATTTATAGAAGCATTAAATATAAAGTTAAATATACTTAAAAATACTATAGTTTTTATCATTTGAATGTTCTCCTTATTATTTTTGATAAATTGTTTTCAGTTGTTTCTTTACAATCAGTTATTTGCTTAATTCTTTTATTTAGCCCTATAGTGCTTTTTAAAGGCTTTTTTTCTTTATCTGGGTACTTACCATTATTAATGATAGATTGTAGCCTATTCACCTCATTTTCGAGCTCTGCGTGCATTTCCCATAATTCAGATATGTAATCTTCTGCTTTTATACGAGCTTTATGTTCAAAAGCATATTCTTCTTCTAATGTTAGTTTTCTACAAGATTTCTTCGATTGGTTTTTCACTATTAATTCCTTGCAATTTAAATGAATTGTGTAAAGGATAGCCGTTTTTAGGCCTTGGATTGCCACCTTTTTGCCATTTCCAAAGCTTATAAACACATTCAACTTCTTCAGGGCAATATTTATATTCTTTAAAATTAGGTTCTATTTTAGAAATCCAAGTATCCTTTAAATATAATCCATACATTTTATCTATTGTATGATTGGGAAATATATTGTCCCATAAAGTCTTATATGAGGTTAATTGTAATTGATGCGATTCGTAAGGAGCTCCTGTTTTTATATCTACTAAACATAATTTATTGTCTATATAGCAAACTATATCAGGTGTACCTGAATAAGGAACATTTTTATGGACTAATTTTAATTCTGTAGCTATTACATCTATTGGTTTTTTAGACCTATACCAAGCAACAAAACTCATCAATCTTTTCATAACGCTTTTATTTTGCTTTTCTATAATAGTTTCGCCCTTTAAAAGCTTTTCACATTGGTCGTGAACTAATGTTCCTAATTCGGCAGATTTATCTCTTTTTTCACAAGCTATATCATAGCTAGGATTATCTCCTAACCATTTTTCAAATCCTTCTCCTTTGTTTAATACACTTCCTATCATTGTTGTAACTGATGGAAGCCATTTAGTTTCTCCTGGTATTCTATACCATCTTTCATCACCATCATTTCTTTCAATTTTAGGAGAATACTTAGATATAGACTCTTTTAAAGACTCTATCATAACAATATATCTTTTTTATTTAGAAATTCTTCTATTACTAATTGTTTCATTAAAATAATTCAACCATTTATCATAGCTCTGGGTGACTAATCCAGAAGGTTTAGAATTACCATACTTCTTCTTCAAGTATAATTTTAACCTTTTTTCTGCTACTTTTTCTTTTTTTGACTTTGACGACATCTTTTTTCTTTTTCAAGCCGTACCGACCTGATATATCATGTCAATTCTCTGCGTAACCACAGGCTGCGCATTGATAATGACAATCAAATACATTTACTAATTGTCCACATGAAAAACATTCTTTAGTTTCAAACATAGGACTCTTAATTTAACAAATTCTAAGTATATATAGCAAGTACAAAAGTTAGGTTTTAAAGGACCACAAAGGAAACGTGTAAAGGGAAAATATTAACCTGTTACGTCAACACTATGGAGTGTTTAATTGGCCCCCCTAATGCTCACGCAAGAAGGTTCCTAACTTTATCGGTGTTGTCAACCGTGTACTTACTAATTTAATGGGAAGCATCTTTTCGACGAGATATTGTTCTTAACAAAGTCATTTTATAACTATTAGTTAATTAATTAAACAACATATTTTACTTCCCAAATATTCGGGCAGAGAGTAGAGAGTGTTTGCTATATTCAGAGGAATATGGAAGGTTCCCTGCCCTAATTTTATGGTGATTCCTGCAACTTTCAGCCAGGCAATCTATTTACATGCACTTTACGAATAAAGCTCTACGATTTAAGAAGTTTTTATACTATCACCAATTTTAAAATACTTCAGACTTAGCTAATTTTCTGAGTACGTATTTTACTACATCCTCAGGAAGTTTTCCAAGACTTTTTAATAAACTTTTATAATCTTTATGTGTTAATGGTCCTTTTCTAGTATTACATCTTCCACATACTATGTGTAAGTTATTAGGAATTGAACCGCCCCCCATACTAAGAGGAATGATATGGTCGCAAGCCATATTGCTGACAACCAAAGTAGTGCTACAGTATACACATGACTTTCCGTAAGATTTATAAAGTAATTTCCTAATTTCTGTAAGAGATATTTTAAATTCAACCTCATATTCCTTGCTTCTCCTTTTCAATGATGATTTAAGTGTAGATGATTTTTTCATCATACGATGATAAATCTTTTTAGAATGATTCTTATGAATAGGAAGGAGCTTTTTCATGTAAAGCCCCTCCCAATCCATTTTTCTTCTTTTAGTTCTCTTTGATTTGGTATTCCGCATATTTTCCATTTGGATTTAGGTTGACTATATTATAGCTTTTACCTTTATATCCATTTCTTAATGTATGTATTATGGCACCTAATCGCATTGTATGGTAGCTTCGATAAGCTTCCATAGGTGTTAGTTTAAGTCCACTAAGCAAATGCCTGAGGACTCTTACTGTCTTTGACTCTCTCGACATATACACCCCTTCTTTTTATTATATGTAATCCTAATTCAAAGCTCATAAATCCTAATAAGAGTCTAACTCCTTTACCTATATCTGTATTGACATTTTCTACTCCTATGCCAAATAGTCTAAAGAATCTTATATAGAATGTTTTTTCGTCTTTGAATATCCACATTAATAAGCCTGGTTTTATCATTATTGTCTCCTAAATCTAAATGAAGGCTGCCAAACAACTTCTGTGTCAAATAACTCACCATCTGTATTCTTATACATATGAACAGATTTAACACTATCATTTGCTTGTCCATTTAAGCCAATTACTTTACGACTAGCATTCTCTATTGCACCAGAACCTTTTCCTGCATACAAATCTAATGCTTCGTTTCGGCTGTAATCTCTACTCACCTGACTTATCTGAATTATTATTATGTCCATGTTTACAGCTAAATTAGAAAGATAATGAGAAACTTGTTTAATTTGCTCATATTCGCCCATATACCGTGAATTTGTACTGATTAAGTCGATATAGTCGACAACTACTACGGCTGGTTGCAATTCTCTTACTTTTTGCTGTATTTGGTCTAAATTTGGAGCCACAGTTTGTATTGATAAATGCTCTATCTTTTCTTTATGTAAAGCATATACTTTTTCAAAGTTTTCTGTAACTTGGTCCTTATCTAAACCACTTACTATTTGTAGGTTTCTTCTATGCATATACCAGGCTGATAATTCAAGCGATAAATATAAGCAAGGTATTTGACTATCTATATTAATAGCATCATTAACAAAATCTACTCCTAACGCTAAGTTTTGAGCAAAAGTTGTCTTTCCTGAGCCTGTTGGCCCAAATATAGTAACCAATTCACCTGGATATATTTCACAATCTACATTTAATCCTAAAGATTTAGCCAAGTCTAATGTTTTACCACTAAAATCAGTTGTTAATCTAAATTCTAAATCCTTTTGCAATTGTTCTGCATTCTTTACATCTACTAAATAGTCTTTTCTTTTGAAATAAATACATCTAGTTTGGCAATTTGCATGCATTATTGAGTCTTGACATCCATATTTATATCCTCTGTTATATGTGTATTCTACTTTTTCAATGACTTCATTTTCATTTAAACTGTTATTGTTCCAATGTAAAATCATTGATTTAGCATATTCAGAAGGTATTCCATGCCTTGAGCAATGGGATGCAATTCTCATTAATGTTTGATTTCTATTGCCTTCTTGAGGTCCAGCTTGTAGCATTCTTTGAACACAGGGTACTACATCTAATGGTTCTATTACTTTATTAGCTTGTTTTACTCGTGGTGCCTCATTAACAATGTATTTTTGCATTTCGTTATTGCCTATTCTTTCAGAGTAAGCATATCCTATTCTGCTTTTAGATGCTAATTCATTAAAATCTATACGTTTATCAAACAACTCACCTACACTTATAGGTATTTTATATAGATTTGTCTTTTTATTTACTGTATGAGCAATTCTGTATATACCAGTTCTCATAAATATACTATTGTCTACTTCAGGAAATAGTTTTCCTACTGTATTCTTGACAATATAATGAATATTATCGCTGCATATAAAACCAAAACAACTATTAGGTATAGAAATATGATATCCAGAACCTGAAAAATAACATTGGATGCTCTTGTGCGAAACATCAAACTCCTCAAGTCTGTATACCATTGAAATGGCTTTTTCTCTTGTATGTTCATCTGAGCTTTTCCCCTTATCTATATCAAGTATTATGTTATCTATATCTCTTTTACCAAAGTAATCTTTTAGTCCACCATTTTCTTTTGAATATTTGTACGCATCTTTATCATAAAGATAAATACTTCTAAACAAAGGAACATTGGGATTAATATACTTTAATAGGTCTTTCTTGAGAATTAGGGAGCCACGATTTCTCGGACTCCCTTGTGCTATCTCAATGTAGTTCATTACATGTTACCTAAAGTATCGTTTCCGAAAACTTCATCTAATTCTTCTTTAGATGCATGAGATGATTGTTCTAAAGATGCTTCTTTTATGAAACCTTTATCTTTAAACCATTTAATATCATCTGCAAGCTTTCTTCTACCTTCCTCAGTATTAACATTTATTTTATGATGAACTCTTGTAAAGACTTTTCCACCTACTTGTTTAGGCTTTTCCTTATATACGTATGCAAGATATGGAAAATTGGTAGGTTCTGAATTGAAGCCTATAGAGTGTTTATCAGTTAGATATTTAGCTATATCATCGATGGGTTGTCCGTCTTCTGTTTCCCATTTACCTTGGGCGTTAATTCCGCATGAACATCCTAGCACATCAAAGAAGTGGTATAGTCTATTCAATACAGAGCCACCTTTAACGGAGCCATCTGGGTCCCTTTCTAAAGAACCAGCTAATCTTATCGTTTTTGTGTAATCACTACCTTTTTGTTTTACGATAACCTCTAAGTATATGTCAGCCCATTCAAAGTTTGAGCTTTTATCGTTAAATCCTAAGACTTCGATATCGCATATACCATAAAAATTACCACCACCTGAACTTCCTTTTGAAGTTGGTTTTATTATTGCCATAGCACTTTCTCCTATTTATATATGTTTTTCCATTCAAAATCAACTATTTTTCCTTTTAAGTGTTCGCATCTGCTGCCAGCTTCTACTGACTCATTTGCTTTAAAAGAAACTAATAGCTTTTCTTCTTCTCTATGAACATATCCTATTGCATCACAATCAGACATAATCATATTTTTTAATTTACCTGTAATGTCTAAACTTTCAGGTTCTACAATTGCTTTTCCATCTACTATTGCTCTTGCCACTTTTCTATGGCCTATTATTATTAAATGGTCTACACAATCTCTAAACGCATGAATAGTATTCATTACTTTTTCTCTTACTAGAGCATAACCCTTACCAAACGATAAATCAGCTATAGAAGGCACTTCATACTCTTGACAGACTGCTTTTTCAGCCCAATCAACAACTTTGTCTATAGTATCTATAGCAAAGTATTTGTATTCGTGCCCATCTTTAGCTTCTTTAACGAGGTTTATGAGTTCTTTTCTATTGTTTACTTTATGGATGTAACCAGAAACCATGTTACTTCCACTTTCTGTATCAATAATCAAGCAATCATTAAGTTTGCTTAGCATAGTTGTTTTGCCGACCTTAGGTGGTCCGTACAATAGCATTATGCTGGGATTTACTGACACTGGTTTTACTTTCGCTTTCTTTAGCGCCATTTTCTACCTCATTGTTTATTTTATTAATTGGATACTCTCTTCCGAAGGAAAGAGGTGCCAACGACTGCCTAATATACTGCCAATAAGACCTATTATGCAACACATTAAATAGCTGACTTGCACCTAATCCAGCTACTACATTTGCAGTAAATATTGTATGCTTTGCAGTACATGCCTCATCTGATATTTTGTTACTTGGTTTCCAAGTTTTTCCAAATATATCATTATCTTTATCTACTGAAATAACTTCCATTGTTAACGCACCCATACGCATATCTATTAGAGCTTTTCTATTTTTATTTCGCTTCCAATCCATATGTACATCTAAGCGTGTTTCCATGTTGTCTGGAGTTAATAATACTATATTAGATAAATAATCTCCTGGTTCCCATCTTTTTACATACTGTGTTATATCAGCTTCTTCATTAAACTGATTTATTGATACAGTAGCACATTCAACTTTATACATACCTAAAAGATGCTCAGGATAAGCTGTTGTACTCAAGTTATGTTCTTCCAGTTTATCATTATCCCAAATGTGAAACTTTTTAAATCCCATTTGAGCTAATATAGTAACAAGGGCCGATGCTATTCCACCAGCCCCTATTACTGTTACCTCCCCTAGAAAAGATTGATTAATAAGGTCTTTATTTCTAAGATATCTAAGCATTATATAACTCCAAAATGGTTTGATTCATATTCTTCCCATTTCTTTTTACGTTTTTCATACTTTTTCTTAGACATTTTACCTTCTTTGTATAACTCTTTAGCATTCTGCATTTTTTCATACTCTGTGTTATACTCTACTTCATCTTGGTTTATAAGAGCTCCCCAACCATCATATCTGGCTACATTTTGTGAGCTTCCTCCCCATAAATTACCTTGATGCCTATTATATGTTACATACGAAGGTGCTTTAGATTTAGCTTCTTTCTCTATTTTATCAGCTTCCTCTATCCATTCTTTATGAGGTTCGTATTCAGCATGCTCTACTTTAACTTTACCTTTTTCTAAATGAATATTTCCAAACTGGTCTTCATAAGAGTATTTAAAAGCAAAGGGCGCTCCTGTATGAGCTACTACTAAAGATGGATATCCTACTCTATTTGCTCCTTCTTTAAGCTCTGTATCATCAGTTCCGCTGTGAAACGCTCCCATACCATGATGTGAATGTATGATTCCTTGATGACATCCTGTTATAGGTACCTTACTTTGAACTTCTTTCATAACTTTTAGCAAATCATCGCCTTCAAATTCTGTAGCACTATGACTACCTAAATCTATAGGTTTAAAATATACTAAATTCCATATATCTTCTTTAAGTTTATACCATGCAGGTCCTGACCATTCAGTCTCGGGAAAACGCTTCAAAAGATAATTGATTTGCATTTGAATTTTGTATGATATTGTTAAGTCCATTTGTTAATCTCCTTTTCTCTTTATCTAGGTGTATTATTATTTTTCTACTGTATGCATCTCTCCATTCTTTATATTTAGGAATTGTTTCATCTATAAGTTTAAGAGCTTTGCCAATTCTTTTTGATTCCCTGTCTTCTTTTTGATTATGCAGGTCTTCAATTGTTTTAAATTCGCTAATTTCTTTATAGAAATCATTTGCTCCTTGTAGATAAAATCTATCCCAAACATTAGATGAAGATGGTTGAAGAATATCTTTTATTTCAGATACATTCTTTACCAGCATTATTTCTGATTCAGCTGTATCAGGTGTAACTCTACCTCTTCCATAACCTATGTAATATTCTGTTTCTTTATAATTAATTACATGATGTATCATTTTTGCATATATATTTTGATACGTGTCTGAAAGCTTAGTTAGTATTGATGGTTGATTCTTTACATTATTTAGATATTTAGCTAATACACAGAAAGCTTTCCAATAATTGTCTAAATTAAAATGTTTTAATACAATCATTGTTTTTGTAGCTGCGTTAGCATCTGCTCCATAATAAGCTTGACCAACACCATATCTTCTTAAGTAATACCATAATACATTTGGGCTAATAGTTACTGTATGTTTTTTGTCAAAGAATTTGCTGTTCCATTCTTCTATTAGTGCTTTGTATTCTTTATCACCAGGTCTATAAGCAAAGTCTTTATGATAGTAATCTTTGTAGTTTCTAAAGTTAAAACTTCTACCTTTCCATGTTTCTATCATATCTAAGTTAGGAACACTTATATTTATCGGTTTATAGTAACTTCCTGCTTGATAAACACTTCTTCCATAGTAAGAATTCAAATATGATTTAACATTGTTTATTAAGCCTACTATATTAAAATGTCCCGAACAATTTCTTATAGGTGATTCATAGCTACCTAAGCAAGGACTACGCCCTGATATGTGAGGATGCTGATACTGACCGTAATTGAACACTTTTATTCCATTATCGTCTTCATATGCTTGATATATTTCTACTCTCATATCATTCATACCCCATTTATAAAACCAACAATAATAGTCACCAAGATTAATATATGTTCTACATCGAACTCTTACATTAGGTATTTTAAATAAAAATCCAATTTTACTTCCATATTTTGTAGTTCCATATATTTCATACTTTTTAGATATTATTTTAGCTTGATTTGTCAGCTCATCTATGTTAATTGGTTTAGGAAACCGTTCTTCCATCATAGTTATGCCATCATCTCCATATTCTTCTATATAACCATCTGTCAATTCATTTCTTTCGTTTATGTATTCTTTTTTCATTTCATTAAATACATTTTGTAAAGTTTCTAATGGTTTAGATATTTTCATACAGACTTGTTGTTCTAAGTTTCCATTCCAATCGTTGTTCTTATTTTCGTATGTATATTCCATTTTATTATCCTTATCGTTAAGAAAAGAGAGAGAATGCTCTTGTCCCATCCAGATGAGTTTCTCCTCAAGACTTACATCTCTCTCTTTCCAATTGCTCACAATAATCCTACTGTTTGCGCTAAGCTCTGCTACTTAGTAGCTTTGGCTTTGGGCTTCATTAGGTCTTACGCTACAATACCAGATTTATTAGACTTTCTAACTATTTGCACTGTATCACCTTGTGCTAGAACTGTTCCAGGTCTTCCTGGCTTGTCCTGTCCATTAACATCATAAATGTCAATAGATGCTTCAGTCATTGCAATACCTTCGGCTGTTAATACATCGCCTAAAGTTGCATACGCTGATGTTTTAGTTAATATGTTACCATTCTTATACGATGATAGGTTTATTTCTGGGTTTGAATTAGCCATGACTATTCTTCTCCTTTTTTGTTTATTGTTATAAAGCCTTTTACAAAGTCGTTTATTGTTAATCGACCTGCTAGTTCAGCTTTGTCTCTTATTGATACTTCTACATCTCTTCTACCGCATTTGCAGTACTTACATATTTTATCTATATCTTCTTGAGGTATTTCAACATTGTATCTAATCATTATATTTTTCATACAAAATCCCAATCCTCAGGGTAGTCTATGCTGTCATCTATTTGACACAATGAATGAGGTTGTCCATCTTTACTGTAATGTGTATCTTCACAGAGTATGCAATGAAATGTTGCTTTCATAAACGCTTGATACGCATTGTATTCTGTTGTATTCATATGACAATCGCATGCACTACCTATGTAGTTAGAGCGAACCATTTTCTCCCTCCTCTTTAGCCTCTTTTTCTTTATTTGCTTTTTCTTGGGCTTTTTTAATCTCTTTAACCATTTGTATTTCTGCAGATACTGCCTTATCTATTCCTGATGAACCTGCTTCTTTAGCCTCTTTCTTTTCTGCCTCATGTATTTCATCTGTTCCTGACATTATTGTTTTTAACATATTTTCAAGACTTATTTTTTGTATAGGCGTTAATTTTAAAGGCTTATCGTTTTCATCTAACTTTTGCATGTCTATCTCTTCTTGAGCTTTAATATGTGCTTTTTCTGCTTTCAATCGTGTTTCTTTCTCTAAAAGAATTTCATTCTTTAGAAATTGCACATCTTCTTCAAGAGATATAATCATATCTATTAATGTATGTTTATCTTCTTGGAACAACCGTTTTTGTCTTTCAGTTAACATAGGATTCTCCTTTAAGTATTTTACTTGATATTCAAACTCATTTCTCATTTCTTGATAATCGTATGATTCACCATCTTTTCTCCATAATACTTTTTTAGGAATAACAATATTATTCTTATAAATATTATCTATTTTATCACTTAGTCTGTGTAGTTCTGCTCCCATATCAAATGTTCTTTCTTCTTCTGGGCTCATTATTGACCTCCTTTTCTTAAATATTTACACGAACACATCATAGCAAAAAACATAAGTATTATAGCCATAATGCTCTTTGTTATCCATAATAAGTCATATATTGTTTCAGTCATCATTCCTCCAGTTTTAATAGTTTATTTGCGTAGTCTTGCATGTTTATTTTATCTTCCTTCATAGCACGCTTTTGTAATACTTCTATTGCTTCAAAAGCTGTATCTAATCTTTCTGATATCATTGCTAATGCTTTTACGCAGCCTTGTAATATTCTAATTTGTTTATCTTCTTCGCTGTAATTTATTTCATCAGATTCTTTTACATGATAGTAACTCAAACCTTTTTTCTTTATTTTTTGTTCTATTTCTACTAATGTTTTACGACCTGCATTCTTCCATAAACGAATATTTTTTATTAACATATTAGTGTTATACATATTTGATAATTCTTCTAAATATTTTACACCTGCATCTTTTAAAACTGTTTGTGTTCTCTTTGTGAAACTACATTCACTTACAGGTGTTTTAAGCTGTAAATTATCCATATTTACCTCCTTATTTATTGTCAAGTTTTTTTGGGTATTTTACTACAGAATATTAAAAAGAGAGCCTCACATATTCCTTTGCCTTTCATTCCTATGTTTCGGGACTTATTTTCCCCTTCAGCGACTTCTGGTTTTTACACCTCTGTACTTGGAAGGGAGGACCAGTTATTGGCTCTCTTCTTAATGTTATAATTAGTTAATGCTATGATATATAGCTATTAATTGTTTTTTATGCATCCGCTTGAATTTACTAACAGACTCATTAGGCCACTTATTAGTAGCCCAATGAATCCATTGTACCTTGTTCCAAGCAGGTGTGAATTTATATTGTCGCCACATTGACGGCTTCTTTTAAGTTTTTAATACCAATAATTTCTTTTTTCACCTGCTTGGTATCACTATACTTAAATACTGTTACTATTAATCCACCTGCATACTTTTTTGTTATCGTTTTATTTATCATATTTACCTCTTGTTTTTGAATTTACTAATTATATCAATCATTGAATGCATGGCGAATATTAAAAGCCAGAATCCAGCTGATACCATTAAAAATCCTATTATTATATCTACCATTGTTTACCTCCTATTTTTAAATTATAAGCAAGGATTAATGTGCAAACCTTGCTATGTATAACTACACATTTGCACTTGAAAAAGGCACATTTTTAATAATACTTGTATCCTACAACATTTACCTTTATGTGTAAGATATATATAATAAAGAGCAATTATCCCACGCATATACGCAGGATAATCACTCTAATAGTTCTAAAGAGCATCTAATATATCTACAGATTTCTCTTCTCTGGCATCTTTGCCTATATACAGGTAAGACTTTCTAATAGGCTTGTTGTTATAGAAATCGCAAGCGTTCCCATACTCCAACTGACCTTTCCCAAATCTTACAGTCATATCAAGTTTAGATGCCTCAGCTTGTAGATTAGGTAACTCTTTGTCAATCTGAGTTACATCAAGTGACCTAAAGGTATAACCTCTAATCTCTTTCTGCTCATCATCTACAAACTTTGTTGAAACATCTTTCTTGTTCAACCAAACCTTAGCTAATATTGTTTTAATTTTATCCATGATAACTCCTTTGTTTTATTTTTGTTAGCATTGCCTTAGGGGGAAGGTTGTTGTACACGCTTGGTTTGATTAACTTTCAACCTAGCTCCAACCATATGCCCGCAAAACCAAGCGGGTACCAACTATGTATATCTAGCGTTCACATTCTAGTTATAATTTTTCAAAAGTGGTTGCATTATACAAGTTTCTGAGGGTTAAAAAAAAAGTTCTTGCATAGTTTATTTATTTGATTATATTCTTAGTCTATATAGACTAGGTATAGACTAGGTGTTAGATTAGTCTATATGCATTTACAACTTAGATAAATAACACCTGCACTTAGTCTAAGCCTTAGTCATACTCCCCGTAACATATTTTTTTATAAAAATTTTTGGAAATTGGTTTATATGTTGTATATTAGCCTCTAAATAGCATAAATAAGGAGATATATGCCTAGTAAGAAAGCAAAACAGCGTAAGCATACAAAGAAAGCAGCAAAGGCTAGTATAAAAGCGTATAAAAAAGCTAAGAAAGTAGCTAGAAAGAATAAATCAAAAGCAAAGAGAGGATATTAATGGCATTAGCAAAGATTTTACAGATGTTACTTAGAAGCCCAGGTGGTAAGAAGGCTGCAGCTAAGTTATACAAACAATCAACAAAAAGTATACCCACTAAAAGCCCTGGAACACCAGGAGTTAAGGTAGGTTCTAAACCTACTTTGAAAGATTTAGATTATTTTAAAAGAACAGGAACATTTAACAAACCTCAAATGGTAAGAGGGGAATATCCAAAGCCTCCAAGAGATGCTTATGGCTCACTTGTAGGAAATAAAGGGTTAGGTTACCAAAGCGATAGCCCTTTTGGCTCTAATCCTTTAAAAAGGCAGATAGCAATGAGACTATCAAAAAGAGACCCTGGTATGGCTAGAGGATTACAAAAAATGGAATCTAGAAAAGCTTCTGCTATGAACACTCCAGGTACACCTTTTGAAGGAAGAGCTTTAAGGTATGAACCTAGTATAGCAAGAGCAGCTAATTTCAATAGTTTAATAGTAAAAGATAGAGGATTTAGAGAGTTTTTAGCAAATACAGTAGGAAATAAAAAAGTAATGGACATATCTCCTTCTATGAAAGACAAATTGGCTAAAAGGTATCTATCTTTAAAAAGAAAAAACATAGATGCTGCAGAAGCATATTCTAGAGAAATGGATATAATGGAAGGTCCAGATGAAAGATTTTTTAGGATGATTAGAGGCCTTGGAGATTTAGATTAAACAGGAGATAATATGGCGGAACAATATAAAATGGATTTACCCGAAAGGTTTTTAGAAGAACAATACGCAGATGATTACTTTAGTCCTTACAGCGACCAATACATGGGTGATATGGATGATATGGAAAAAAGTGTAACAAATCTAACAGGAAGAAAGATTAATCCTATTGAATTAGCTGCTATTCAGCATCTTTTTTCAGGAGGCAAAGTAATGCCACAGTCAGTTGTTGATGCTTATAATGAGTTGCCTTTTGGAGAAAATTATTATGATAGCATGTCACCTGTTTCTTTTAGTGTTTCTCCAGATGGAAATCTTATTGCATCAGAAGGTGATAAATATTCTTTTTATGAAAACTTAGGATTACCTGTACCTTCTCCTGCTCAAGATAAAGGATTTGGTGGATTATTAGATTTTTTGCAAGAATTGAGAGGAAAAAAAACCTCGGCACCTCAAGCCGAAGATTATATGAATGAAGCGGGGTATTAAATGTCGTTAATTGAAAGTGTTAAAATATCAGAAGGCTTTAGAGATAAGGTCTACAAGTGTACCGAAGGGTATGATACTATAGGCTATGGATTTGCCATAAAAGATTTAGTTATGGATGAAGATATAGCAGAAATGATACTCATTAGAAAGCTTGACAGTTTAAAGAAAAGAATAGCTATGAAGTTTCCTTTTGTCATTGATTTACCAGAATCTGTACAAGATGTAGTGGTAGAGATGTGTTATCAATTAGGATTAGGTGGTTTTTCTAAGTTTAAGAAGACAATAGCTCTTTTAAGGCTTGGTAATTACGAAGCTTGTAGTGTAGAGATGCTCGATTCTAAATGGGCTCGTCAAACACCTAATCGTGCTAAGAAGCTGTCTGATATTGTTAAACAAGCAAAGTAATGTATACAATTACTATTAAGCATAAAGATATAGGGGCTAAGACCTATGAAATATATACAAAAGAAGAAGCGGATAAAGAAAGACTTGAATATAGTAGTTGGAAAGATGCAAAAGAGGGGGAATGGGCCTTATCTGACGATGGATTCGTATCAAAGGTTATTAAAAGAAAAGAATATACGTCAAATCACGAGATTGATAATGTCTATCTTAGATTCGCATGGGGATACACCTTCTATAATCCAAAATACAAAACAAAAGAACTTAAAGTAAAAGGTCGTAAGTCAAATACAACCTTGTCGGGTAAAAGACCTATAGAGGTCAAAGCTAAACAAAAAAAGATGCAGAACTTAGCAATGGTATATGCTCAAACAATGAACACAGAGGATACTATAGCTAAGGTATGTGGCGAAGTAAATGCTAATGAAGATAGAAGAATAAAGCGTTACATGAGAACGGAGGTTTTTAAAGGTATGGTAAGAGAAGAGTTATCAAATTTATTAAAGAGTCATGGTATGTCGGAAGACTATACCCTTGATTTATTAGAAAGAACTATAATGATGGCTAAAGATAAGAAAGATGTTACTAATCTTATGAGAGCTGTAGAAAACTTGCAGGATATGCATGGAATGAAAGACAAACATCTTGTTAAAACTACAGATACAATAGAAGCTACGTCTACTACTAAGCTTATAGATGAGCTTAGAGAAGAAGAACAAAAATTAGTTGCTCAAAGAACTACTGTTAAAGGAGATGAATAATGACTAAGGCAATGGCCCATATTATATTAAGACTTGCTAAACAGATAAAAAAATGGAATATAGCAAGTGGGCATCATGTTGTAGATAAATCGGGAAATTTTATTAGAGGCCGTTATAGACAAATTCCTTGGGAGATTCAAAAGAAAAAAGACCAATTAACAGTAATTGGTCATAATAGGTATAACCTTAGAGACCAAGGCGATGTAGCAGCGTCTGCTGGGTCAGTTTGGAAGATAAATGGAAAAAGAACAGTTATGCCTGAGTATAAACCTATGTCTGAGATTTTAATAGAAAAAGCTAGAAAAACAATGAAAAACAAATACGCTCATAAAAATATGAATATGAAAGATATGAAGTTTTGGGCTCGTGAAGAAAGAAAAGAATTGGATTGGCAGAATAGAAAAAAAGCTATAACTGAAATGATAAGAATGAAAGGAAATAACTGGGGACAGTCTTAAATAGTTAAAAATGGATTATGAAGCTAAGTATGAAGAGTTAAGAGCTCTTCAGAAGTTACGGAATAATATGGCGTTGTTTGGAAGGTACTGCTTCCCGACTGCCCTCCGTAAACATACACCACCGTTCCACCATGAAGTGTATTCTGCCTTAGCTGACGACGACGAAAGAAGAGTGTTGATAGCTGCCCCTAGAGGGACGGCTAAGAGCACTGTCACCACTCTTATTTATCCTCTATGGAAAATAGCCTTTAAAGCATCAACTGAAGATTTGTTTATAGTAATTATATCAGAATCCCAAGCACAGTCTATAAACTTTTTATCAAGAATTAAATATCACTTAATGCATAGTGATAATCTTAAAAAAACCTTTGGAGACCTTGGTCCTGCTACTGCAAAAAGGTGGACACACACAGACATAGTATTAGCTAATGGCTCTAGAATAGTAGCTGTGGGTACTGGTCAAAGAGTACGTGGATTTATCGAAGGTGATACACGACCTAATTTAATTATAGTTGATGACTTTGAATCTGAGCTAAATGCATATACCAGAGAAGCTAGAGCAAAGAATAGAAAGTGGATGACCGAAGCTGTTATCCCATCTTTGTCTGATGAAGGTAAAATATGCATGATAGGTACTGTTATATCTGAAGATTGTTTTTTGTATTGGGCTAAAGAATCTGAAACATGGAAAACATTATGGTATTCTATATGGGATGAGAATGAGGAAAGTATTTGGCCTGAAAGATTTCCCAAAGAAAGAATACTAGGAATTAAAAAAGAATTTGAATCTGTTGGAAACTTAAATGGGTTCTATCAAGAGTATATGAATATAGCTCAATCTCCTGATGATGCTCCATTTAAACCAGACTGGGTTCAGTTGCATCATTATGATTATGAAAGAATAAATGGGCAGAATTGTTTAGTAAGAGAGGTAGGAGATGAAAAAAAGATTGTACCAGTGGAAATCTACTGTGGTGTGGACCCTGCTAGCTCCCTTTCTTCTAGGGCTGACTATTTTGTGGTTTCTACAATTGCTGTTGATAATGATAACAATAAGTATATTATCGATATTTATCGAAATAGGATATCTCCTGCAGAGCAGCCACAAGTAATTATAGATACTTATAAAAAATATAGACCGAGAAGAATGAAAATAGAAACAGTAGGATACCAGGAAGCTTTAAGAGTAGCTGTAAGAGAGCTAATGAGTAAAGAAGAGATTTACATACCAGGCTTAGAAAAAGGTGTTAAACCTAGAAATTCAAAAAGCGAAAGGCTTTTATCATTAGTTCCTATGTTTGCAAGAAAGCTTTTTTACTTTAGACCTGAAGATATAAGCGCTCAACAAGAGTTTTTATCTTACCCTAGAGGAAAGCATGATGACATAATGGATTCGGTATGGACAGCACTAGATGGACACAAAGCTTGCAGGCTAAAAGAGTTTGACCCAGAAAGAATAAATAAGACTAAAATTAAAAAAGTATTTGATTGGATGACAATGTAATGTATATTAGGGGTAAAAATTATGGCATATAAAGATAAAAATACAAAACCTGCCCATAGCGAACGAGATTTTGTTAACGAAACTATAGATATCTATCAAAGATACTCCAAAAAAAGAGATACTTGGGCTATTGAAGCTAAAGAAGATAAAGAATTTCGTTTAGGAAAACAGTGGACTACTGAGCAAGCCGAAGTTTTAAAAAGCAGAGGTCAAGCTGCTATTGTAGTAAACAGGATTCATCCTGCAGTAGAGACAGCTAAGTCTATGATAACTGCAAACAGACCTTCTTTTAGGGTTGCACCTAGAGAAGATTCTGATAAAAAAATTGCAAATGTAGTAAGTGCTTTACTATCTTATATGTACGATATATCTGATGGTAGAAGCGTTATAAGAAAAGTAGTAGATGATTATTATGTTTCTGGTTTAGGATATATACAGGTATATCAAGACCCAATGATGGATATGGGTAAAGGCGAGGTTTGTATTCATGACCTTGACCCCTTAGATGTTTATGTTGACCCTAATAGTCAGCATAGATTTTTTGATGATGCTGAGAATATAATAGTTTCAAGGCTTTTTACAAAAGACCAGGCTAAAAAACTATATCCTATGTACAAAAAAGATATAGAAGCTGCTGATAGTGAGCAAGACTTTAATGCCCCAGAAACAGGTAGAAACTTTGATGGAGCAGTTCAATTCCCTGAAGATGTAGGAACCTTAGATAACACTAACTATGTAAGAGGATATGAAAGGTATTATAAGTGTCATATATCAGAGTACAGAATATTTGAAAAATTTAGTGGAAAAGAGGATTTACTAGATGAAGAAAAATTTAACGAATACCTTCAAGATACTGTTTGGATAATAGAAGGAAATATAATAAAAGAAGAAGCTCAAGCGCAAGCTTTGCTTCAGCAGTTACAACAACAAGCACAATTAAAGCAATTAAGCGATTCTATAGGCATGGAGGCAGACATGAGGGCTGCAGACTTAGGCCCTGAAGCTCAAGTACCTCAATCAGAGCCTATTCAAATCCAAGCAGAACAAGTTACTTATGGACAATTAGTAGAGCAAGGTTTAGTAGAGGTAGTTAAAGTTTTATCTACAAGAGTACACCAATGTGTTGTTATAGGAGATAAGCTTCTTTATAAAAGAATACTACCTATTGACCAATACCCTATTGTTCCTTTTATAAATATTCACACAAGAACTCCTTACCCTGTTGGAGATGTAAGGCTTGTAAAAGGAATGCAAGAATATATAAATAAAACAAGGTCATTAATTATAGCGCATGCAACAACTAGCACAAATACAAAAATACTTGTTCCAGAAGGAAGTGTTGATATGGCTGAGTTTGAGCAAAAGTGGGCTCAACCTGGTGTTGCTATATCTTATGACCCGACCGATGGTGCTCCGATGCCTGTGCAACCTTCTCCTTTACCTAATGAGCTTTATCAAAATGAAATGACTGCTAAAAATGATATAGACCATCAGTTAGGTATATACGAAATGATGCAAGGAAATACAGCAGCAGCACCTCAAACGTATAAAGCTACTATAAGTTTAGATGAATTTGGCCAAAGAAAGATTAAATCAAAACTTGCTGATATAGAGGCAGGTTTAACAAGAGTAGCTCAAGTTGCTATTCCTTTAATGCAGCAACTGTATACTACTAAAAAAGTATTTAGAGTTGTTAATCCAAACAATTCTTTAAGCGAATTTGTATTAAACCAAAGATTGGTTGACGACAAAACTAATGAAGTAAAGATATTTAACGATATAACTGTCGGTAAGTATGATGTAATATGTATAGCAGGCTCAACACTTCCAAGTAATAGATATGCGGAACTTGAGTTTTACAAAGATGCTTATCAAATGGGACTTATTGATAGAAAAGAAGTTCTAAAGAAGACTGAAGTGTTTGATGCTGAAGGTGTTGAACAGAGAATGGACACCATTACTCAGCTTAATCAAGCTCTTAAAAAGTCTCAAGAAGAAATTGAAAAACTTAAAGGTGATTTACAGACT